TTGAAGTCAAAGTATAATCTAAATCAATTAATTAAGTATGCAAGAAAAGAAATAAAAGAAGAGCCAACAATTGGAGAGATAACAGAAATACGATTCAATGATCTAGGTATAACTTATATTGTTTGTGGGTATGCAGTATTTGAAAACGAAGTTATCGCAAGCTTTTCTCAAGACGTTGTTGTAGTTAAGAAAACTAGAGTCAGAAAAAATAAGACCGCAGTAATAGCGATTGATTCAAAAGATATTGACACCGAATTAAAATAATTAAAAGCTTGTTGGATGCTAATACTAAAAAGATTTCCAATGCCGCCAACAAGCAATAGATTATTAATGCCAAGTAGAGGCAGACTTATTAAAACAAATGAGTATCGAATTTATGAACAGAAAGTAGTTTCGTTTCACATGAGAAATGTTATGAACCTAGCAGAAATTGAACGCGCTTTTAAAGGCAATAAGTACTTGCGAATTGATACATTATTCGTGTTTGCTCAAAAAAGGCTTATCTCTAAAAAGAATGAAGTGAAGAGCCTTGATGCAAGCAATAGAATAAAGATCGTTCATGATGTGATATCAAAGCTTATTCATATTGACGATAAGTATTTCACTTGTGGTTATTTTGAAAAAGCTTTTTGCGAGAATGAAAACGAAGAGCAAGTCATAATTAAATTTAGTGAAGTTGCTGATATATTTAACTACAAAGTTTTAGATTGGGATACCGTTGGAAACAAAGCTATTAACTACAAACATCAAGCTTAAAGAAACCGTGATTTTAAAGATCGACGGCACTGACTCGTACTGTGAATTTAGGATATCGCATGTGAATGAGTATGATCAGTTGGTATTTAACTTCAAGCTAAGCGAGAACATAACTTTAATAAAGCAAAAGAAGACGATAACTAGGAAGGCGGTATTATGACTAAAGTACAAGAGCAATTAATACACGACTTAAATATGCTATGTGAGACTACTATTCTTATCAAAGATAGAGCTATAGAATTGCGTGATCTAGTGAAAGAAGTTGATTTTTACGGTAATACAGAAATCGAACAACTTAAGAAACTACTAGTCGAGAAAGATTTGATCATCAAGCGATACCTAGAAAAGGAAGGTGAGAAGTGCTAAATGAAAACGACGATAAGTGTATCGTAGAAACGTGGGTTTAATATGTTTGTAATAACTAAAAATCGGATTATTAATTTAGATTTGGTTTTGTATATAAGTAAAAATACTGAGAATAAGGCTTTGTATTTTTATTTTGGATCTAGTGATTGTATAGTATTTAGAAGTTCTAGATTAGAAAATGCTTTTCTAACTATACAAAACTGTATTTTATATAATAACCCAAGCGTATCAATTGCAGAATTTGAGGCTTAATATGATCAAGATTTACAGAGGCATTATACTCTCAGCTTGCGTTCTTGGCTTTGTTTATTTGCTAGTGTGCGGAATGGTGGCTAGTTTATGAAAGAAAATAATCCAATAAAAGATTTGTACGAAGCTTGTCTTGAAAAAGATAAGCAAATAATTTTAGTTATGGAAGGTAAAATTTCTCTTTTAACCGAAGAGAACAAAGCTCTTAAAGCTGAAAACGAAAGGATAGATTATTTTCAAGCCATAATAGATGAGCTTAAAGATGAGATAAATGCGCTTAAACGAATAATAGCAAAAGAGTTAACAGAAAATGATGAGTTAGGTCGGGAATATACTTATGTGACTTGCTTGAAAGATAAATTTGCTCAGCTCAAATCTGAGCTGAGCAAAAAAGACAGTGATATTAAAGAAATTATAGCTATCGTTCATGAACATGCAGAAGCTGGCAATATTCTTTATACTGATTTTCTATTTGAAAAATTAGAGAGGTTTTAAGGTTGGCATATATATGATGATATTTTATTTTTTATCGAAATTTTTAACTGGTTGTTTAGTACTTGCTTTTATTGTGGCAATTTTAGGTTTTTTATATTGGTATCATGAAAGATTTGAAGTGAGACGTACTATACTAGTAGTTATAGCGTTAGTTTTATCAGTGTTTTCAGTTTATTATTTAGGTGATTTTACAATAAGGTTATTGTTTTGATAAGCGAAGAGGTTACTAATGGTTGAAATGAAACTAAAGTCTGACAGAACAATTCAAGTTATCATGAACTGGATAATATTGCTTATCTCTCCGGTTATTATCTTACCTTGGCTTTTGTACGATCTGTACAAAACACGACAATTTGTTAGAATAATGATTAAGGGCGAAACAAGTCTCTAATGGCCAAGCGAATAAGATCACAAGCAGAAATAGACTACGATGAATATGAGCGAATTACTATTGCTAAGGTTATCGTAGATGTTAATAAGATGCGCGAATCTATGGGTATGCAGTTAGTCACTCAAGTTGAGAAAAACTGCTTACGATGCGATAAACAGTTCTTAGCACTTAAAAACTCAGCAAATTTTCTTTGCGTTAGGTGTCGCTCATTAAGAGACGATCAAAGCTTTGATATTTGACGACGTGGTTTTCTATTGCTTATTCTTTGTGTATCCAATTATGATGATTACGTTTTACGTATGGGTTTGCTTAGATGAGGAGTAATTAATGGCAACAAGAAAAATTGAACAAGAATTATTTGATAAAATTAAATCAACTTTATTAAGATATAAACCAATTGAGTATCAACATGCTCATGATTTAAAAGACGGTAATGAGTTAGTATATCTTGCAAATAAAGCTTTAGATTTAATGCAAATAAGGGAAGTGCCTCTAAACTCAAATGCTGGGCGTGACGTTTCACTTATTCAAGATACTGTAGGCGGTCCAGATCATTCAGCTTGGTGCGTAAGTCAGCAACAATCTTGTGTAGCTTTTGCAGAAAAAGATTTAGGTATTACTTCAAAGCTTTACGCAACAGAATCTTGCGCTGATCTAAGAGCACATGAAAATGGAATGAAAATACCTTTTGAACAATCTAAACGGGGCGATTTGTGGGTTTTTAAACATCAAGCTACAGGTTTAGGTCATATTGCGAATTTTGTACGTTGGATTGATATGATGAAATCAGCGGTAACACTTGAAGGCAATACTACTAGTGGAAAAGTTGGTGATAAAATCATAAGAGAGGGTGGTGGCTCTTATCAGTGCGAAAGGTTGATGACTACTTCTGATCTTAAATTAGCTATGGTTATAAGGGCTTTTTAATGTCTGGAAAATTGGTAGATATAACTGGACAGAAATTTAATATGTTAACTGCTATTAAATTTATTGAAATTAAAAATAAACAAACAATTTGGGAATATAAATGTGATTGTGGAGTTATAAAGCATATAATAAAAGCTTCGGTTTGTAATGCAAATACACAATCTTGCGGCTGTCTTTATGAAAAAAATTTAAAAACCATGTCTAAAACTCATGGGCAAACTAAACGAAAAGAATATAAAATCTATCACAACATGATTAACAAGTGTTATAATAAAAATGTACCCTCTTATAAATATTATGGCGCACGTGGAATAACAGTACAAGATTCTTGGATTGATAATCCAAAAGCTTTTTTAGACTATATTCGTACACGACCTTCTAAATTATATAGGTTGGAACGCATAGATAAAACCGGTAATTTTGAAGAGGCTAATATTAAGTGGATTAAAAGGATTAAGAGATGAGCAAACAATTCGATCACGCCTTTGATTTAATTATTGGAGTTGAAGGCGGCTATGTGAACAATAAGGACGATCACGGAAAAAGTACTAAGTTTGGAATTACGCAAGCAACTCTAAGCGCAGTTCTTGGCAGGTCAGCATCTGAAAATGATGTTCGATCACTTACACTTGAGGCAGCAAAAAGAATTTACTTAGAAAAATTCTGGTCTAAGATGTCTTTAGACCTTGTTGCATCTGAATTACTTCAACAACTAATTTTTGATCAGTGTGTAAACTTTGGATGCGGTAAGATTGTCTCTCGATTACAAGATATTTTGAAAATACCAAAGACCATATTGATTGATCAAGCTACTATTAAAGCAATTAATGAAGGCGACAGACTAAAGCTTGCATTTGATTTTGTTAAAGCTACTCAAAAAGCTTATATAGATATTGTTAAGCATGATCAAACTCAGATCGTCTTCTTAAGTGGTTGGTTAAATAGATCGTTTAAGCTGATAGATTTAATTGAGAAAAATGTTGAATTTAGAAATTAATGATTATGAAAAAACGCGAAAATCCATTGAGTATGTACTCAGAAAATTCAATCTTTCCATTGAAGCTACAGATCTTACTCAAGAATATTTTCTTAGAAAACTTGAAGGAAAATCGAGATCTCAATCCATTGAAAACTTTGTTATTGATTATTTACGGAAATACTCAGGTCGCAAAGGGACAGCTTCATATGATACGAGAAAGTCTTTGCTCTTTGGAGACACAGAACAAATTGAAAATATTAGAACAGAATTATCAAGCACAAATTGCGATCACGAATATACAGATCATAATTCAAAATTTAGAAGATATGTTAAAAATGAAAGAATAATTCATTTGCTGGATATGGGTTATTCTAAAAAAGAAATTTCAATTGAATTAAATATTTCAAGCTCACGTGTTTCTCAGTTAGTAAAAAAAATAAAGTTTAGATATGAAATTTTTAATTTTTTATCTATGTTAAATCTTAATAAAAACACAATGGATATTATAATAAATGAATTTTAATCTATCAAGGCAAGAACAATTAGTTTGCAATTACTTAAAAACAAGTATGACTAACAAAGAAATTGCAGATAAGTTGTGTGTTTGCGAAAAAACTGTTAAATTTCATTTGACTAGTATTTATAAAAAACTTTCTGTAAGAAATAGATCAGGCGCTTTAATAAAACTTTGTACTATTAGTTTTGAATTTGATGAAATATTAACATATCCAATGGAGAATAAAATGCAGGATGAAAAATCTTTGCCAAGTAAATTTAATCAAGTAATTGTAAAAGAAAAACAAAATATGTCTCAAGTCGAAAAAGTCAATTTTATTGATAAGCAATTCATGATCTCAGAAACGATGAATCATTTAGGATTTTTGATGAAAGAAATTACTAAAGAAAAAATTGACACTAATACAGTAAATGCAGCTTGCAATTGTATTGCAAGAATGAATGAGACTATCAATACAAGTATACAAGCTGCTCGATTTTTAAACGATAGATGACTAGATTAAGTTGGGACAATGAAAAATTAATGTACGTTAGTTTTTTAATTGAGTCAGGGATGACTAATCCCGACATTGCTAAATTGCTAAATACAACAAGCCACGCGATTAATAATATTACTTGTAAAAAATTAAATGGTAATAATAATTATTATAAATCTAATATTAAACATAAGCATCTAAGAAAAGAAGTTTTAAATTATTTTCTTAACCATACTATGGAGCAAACTGCTAAACATTTTAATCTTTCACTATCTGAATTAAAATCATGTTTAACTTATGCCTATAAAGAAAAAAGATATTTACATCTTAGAAAAGACAAAAGAAGACATGATTCATGGTCAACAAAAGAATTGATTATTGCTTTAAAGCTATCAGGTTTAGTTGATAGATCTTTAATTGCAAAGATTTTAAAACGAGGGACTTATCAATCAGTGAAAGAATGCTATTCTAGATTAAATATTAATAGTAAGTCTATGAACGGTATTACATATTCAAAATACAAAAGTTTGTTTTCTAAGGGACCTTCTAAATTTTTAAAAACTACAGCCGGACCATGTGGTGGTTTTATTCGCGATTCTAATTACAAAATTATTCCATGGACTATCCTGAGAGACGAAATAGAATCAGGATACATAAAGCCATCTATTTTTTTCTGTAATTACGTAGAAAGTATGTGTTTGTTTTACGACTGGATATATGAAGGACAATATTCTTTAGATAGTATTAGCAATTTTTTAGTTGAAACTTTTAAAAATTCTCCTTCACAACTTAACCAATCCTGATTAGCATTTAACCATGGTAAATCTAATTACGAATCAAGATCTAGATACTCTGACGGACTATGAAGTCTTAATCTTTAATTACGTACTACAAAACATAAAGTACAAAGAAATAGCTTGTAAGCTTGATCTTGAGTACTACGTAGTGGCTGAGACTGTAAGAGATGTATACCGTAAATTTCGTATATATAAGCATTCTAACGAGTATCTAAGAGAAGTTTGGAAACGATCAGTAGAGCATAACCAAAAAGAGCTTAAGAAAAAACGTGATTTATTGCTACCTGTTTCACTTAGTGAGTATCTACAAAAACAAACGGCCTCTAACTAGATTAGAAGCCGCTTGAGTGTGAAATTAAAGAAACATATAACAACTTATTTAGTACATCAAATTTAAATTGCAAAATCAAACAGTAATTGCTCAAATCTTTTTATGGCTCTATACAGTATTGAAACCGACATAGGTAAACTTCATATTAACGATCTTAGTAAACAAGATATGCAGGATATTAGTGTTATTACTCAAGATCTGATTAATCGAAAAGAATTCGACTGTAATAAAAAAGCCCTAATTGCAGGCTTCATTTGTTGGCTTAATATTCTGATCGAGACTGAAAACACAATACGACGGCCATCGGATGGAATACATTAATTCAAGTTCAGATCTTTAAACTTAGCTTGTGCGTCTCGAATCCAATCAAATACCTCGGAAACATCTTGATAGTGAAATCCTGATATTGAGCGTGGGCAATGAGCTTCATCTAAATCAGTACCACCATCAACAGTAATAGGATTTTCTCGAACGACTTTATAAACTGTACAGCCTTTCTGTCCTCTAATTACTTCATATATTTCATGAGTAGGGAAAGGTCTTAGTTGATCAGACTTACAGCCAACAAAACTACTTATTATTACGACGATCAGTGCCGTTAATAAGATCTTGCTGCCTCTGTCTACGCTCTTCAGATGATAAACTATTGTCGAGAGCATCTTTGTACCTCTTTAAATTGTCTTCTCTAATTTTTTTCTTATCGTGGTCCGCAATTATTTTGTTAACTTTTTCATATAAAAAACGGCCGCCTGTTTCAAGCAGCCACTTTAAAATTGGTACTAATAAAGCGATTAAGAAATTCACTATACGTTTTTCTCAGCCCATTCTTTAAACCAGACAATAAGTTTATCATCATAAGGGTTGGCAGTATCTTTTACAAAAGCTTCTAAATATGGGATAAGTAGATCAACTAAGATCGCTTTTATATTTACGTACTTTAAAATTTTGTCCATTAAATACTCCTTTATTTAATTTTCTTTTTTTCGTTCTCTTCTGTTTTAGGCTCTTCTATCTTTGGTTTTTTTTGCTCTCTATACATAAAATCTAATTTATTGATTAAGTTTAAAGAAGTCTTTGCTGGTAATTCTGCAAGACCGTTAATCATTAAAATATATTCTTCTTCAGTTAATTCAAGTTGTACTTTCATTTTAAATAATCCTTTTTTATTTTTCTTTTGGCTCTAGTCTACCACGTATATATGAAATATCTGACCCAATTTGCGCAAGTGAATTTCTTAAAAGTGTTACATCGGTTTCAACTTTTTCAACTCTTAATTTTAAAGCCACACCTTCTGTTACTGATACGAAATTATTTGTTATAAAATAAACAAACACCGCTATTGTAATTCCAAAAGATAGAGTCTCAGCAAGTGTTAATTGCCACTTAAGCAAACTACCTTTTTGTTCCATTACTAAAACCTCATACTATTGGCAAATGAGACATAAATAAAAAACTCATATCAATAGCATAACCGATATGCTGGACTGATATATGTTTTAAATGCTGCGTCACTTTTAATGCTTCACTGAAGTATAAAGTTTTTAATTTCTCATCGGTATTTTTAATCGCTAACTCGCGATATATATTTATAAGTTGTAAAAAGGTTTGCAAATTATTCGGTTTAATCTTTAAAATCTCTTCGCATATTTTTAAAGCAATATCAAATTTACTAGCCCTCATGGCAAGATCAACAGCAAAGTTTAAAACTTCACTAGAGTTAGGACAACACTTAATTGCAAAATCAATATATTCTTTCTTAACAAAGTCCCATCCTTGTTTAAAAGCTTGCTTACGTTGATGTTCAAATCGTGTAATATGAGCTAGAGGAAAATCTTGATATGTTCTAATAGCATTTTCATAATCATTTTCTTGCATAAAATCGTTAGCTTTTTTAATGTTTGCCATTCTATTTTTAATATCTTCAATATTTTCTTTAACTATTTCAATTCCCAATTCTGGTAATACTGAACAAAGGTATGTTGAGTCATAAATAAAATGATCTTGCTTTTCTATTTTAAAACCAGCTTTAGTAAGCATCCCTTCAAATATATTCCTAGTCCAAACATTTATATGGTTAGTGTCGTAGTAATATTCTAAATCAAATCCTGCCATTCCAAAATTAGTCATAGAATCAAACCACGTCGGTACTGAAATATAAAGTCTACCGTTTTCTGAAAGACATTTACGATAACGAAGTAATTCTTTGTCGAAGTCTAGTTGATGCTCTGCTACTTTATAGCTCATGATTAAATCATATTTTTTAGTATCATCAAACTCATCGTCTAAATTAATTTTAAATTCGTGGTAGCAAACTCTCTTAAAAGACTCGGTCAATTCAGTACCAAAAATTTCACAGCCTTTAACTACCATTCTAAACCAATTTAATACCATACCAAATGCTGCACCGATTTCTAATATCTTTGGCTTAAGGTCTTTATCATTTTGCTCTTTAATCCAGTCTTTTAAAAAAGCCTCGTGATAGTATAATTTCTTTTGACCTGTAAAAATATTATTTGAAGTTGGCGCAGGTCTATAGTCTTTTTTATAGTGCTCTAGAATTTCAGATTTTTCTTTCCATAAAGAGGGATAAGAAACAAAGCCGCAATTTTTGCATATAGACATCTGTTTAGGTTTTAAACGATATTGGTCTACTACTTCCCAGTCGTTACTATGACAATTAATACATTCCATTATTCCAAAGCCTTTCGTATTTTATTTATTTTTTTCATCGTAGATTTAAATTGCTCAAAACTTAATGCTTGATCTTTGTCTGATAAACTATTGTCTGGATCGTTATGAAATTCGATTAGAACACCATCGGCTCCAGCGGCAACACCTGCACAGTTCATAGACTCTACTAAATCACTTCTACCGGTGCCATGACTAGCATCGCAAATAATTGGTATATTAGTAATCAATTTAACTGCCGGAATAATACTAACTGAAAGATCCCATCTAGTATGATCTAGGAAACTAGAGCTACCTCGCTCTATTAATACGACGTTAGCTTTTTTATTTCTAAGTAAGTATTCAGCAGAGCCAAGCCATTCGTCGATTGTAGAGCCTTGGTTACGCTTTAAAAAGACAGTACGTTTTAAAATAGATAGACGATCTAGTAGTGAGTAATTCTGCATTTGTCTTGAACCGACTTGAAAGCAAGTAGAGTATTTCATAATCAAATCTAAAGAGGGTTGAGTATAGTCTAAGACTTCTATTATATTTTCTAAGTCATATTTTTGAGCGGCTTCATAATAATTACCGAGCAAAGAGTCATCAATAAAACCAAAATTCTTTGATGGATAAGTACCTGCACGAAAGACACCGCCACGTAAATGCGTAGCTCCTTCACTAGCTGCTATATTTGCTATTTCAAAAATTTGTTCTTTAGACTCCACAGAGCAAGGCCCAGCGATAACTATAAATTTCTTTTCAGGCGGTTTATAATTTATAACATTCATATAACTAGGAGTTGGCCCCCATTGCCTTTGAAATTTAAATTCATCTCTATTCATTTTTCCTCTAATATGATTTTTTTCTTAGATATGCTTCAAACTCTGCTTCTAATTTTTTCTTATCGTTTTTAAATTTGCTAAATTGTTTAGCAATAAGAGGATCGTTACAAGGATTATTTACTTTAATCTTAAGAATATTTTTTGCTGTTTTTTCAAGCGAATGGATAAGCCGAAAATACCATATATTAATTTCTTCAGTATTTAATTTCTTTTTTGATAACTCGGACATGCCCAACTGAAGTCTATATCTAGTTCTTACTAACTCTTCGATATTTAATTTACTCATTTGTAAAGTTAAGTAATTATTCCATCGCTTAGTATCACCGCTTGCATAGAGCTGCATTAAATCAATAGAATCATATTTCATTTAAAATATTCTTTCTGATCTCTTCTCTTTTTTCAAGATTATTCTTGCTTAGGCTAAGTGGATGCTGTCGATAAAAGAAAATTGGTTCTTCATAATAACCAACTTTAAGTTTATCATATGCTCTTAAGAATAAATCTAAGCCCTCAAAACCCCTTAAACCATCTGTAAACTTCAAAAAGTTTAAAGCTTTTTTATAGAATAATGCTCCACCTACATGATGAGAAACCATACCTGATTGAATCTTATCTAAATCACCAAAGAAATTTGAAGGATAAACAACTTCTGAATTTGTCTCATCCATAAAAGACTTTACTTTTTTAATCGCATAATTGCTTGTAAACATATCATCGGCATCAAGCCGAATAATATACTTACCCTCTGATTTATTTAAAGCAATATTTGATGAACTCGCTAGACCTAAATTTTCAGAATTTCTAATTACTTTAATGAAAGAATATTGAAGAGCGTAGTCAGTAATTATTTTAAAAGTACTATCGCTTGAAAAATCATCGACTATTATATATTCAAAATCAATGTCCTTTTGATTTATAATACTCTTAATACACTCTTCTATATATTTTTCACCATTATATACGCAGGTATAAATAGTGATTTCTGGTAGCTTATTAATTACTTTTAAATAACGACTATTATTTATATACTCGACGATGGCTTTTAATCCTACGTCATTACCAAGCTGCGAGAAGAGATATTCGAAGAGAGTTAGATCTTTAGTATAGTCGATAAGAAATCTTAAATTAGATTTTGAAGTAATAATAGGAGTATAATTAAATTGATTAACAGCGACTAATTTAATTGCATAACTTATAAATTCAACTTCTCTAAAACGTCTTTTTGCTAAAGTTAAAGCGCGATCTGATATTATTTCAAAACCACACCCATCAATAAATTTAGTACTATATAAATAATCTATAATGATTTTTTCTTCGACTAATTTAATGGCATTAAGTAATTCATCTGGATCAATTAAAATCTTGTCGTGAGTTATTCTTACGACATAGTCTAGGTTATTTTCATTTGCACATTCTTCCATTCGCGCAAGTGGATCGTTATCATATTTTGAAGGGTGGAGTCTTACGTTTTGAAATTTAGTAAGATAAGAATAATCATTAAATTGCTCTCTAGGGAATGCTAAATATATTGGCAAATTAACTTTAGATATTCTATTTATTAAATGTTCGATTAAAGGAATACCATTGATTTTCTTAAAAACTTTTCGAGGTATTCTTTCGGAATTTGTCCTCGTACAAATAACTATACCTATTTTCATTTACTACTCTTTCTAACTATCAATGCTTGGTTTAAATCCACTATAAGACTCATAGCTAGAACACGATTTGCAAGGATCTTTGTCAAATGCTTTTTTGCTTAAAAGATCAGATCTTAATTTTTTTGCTTTGTCTGAATTGAAAATATCATAAATTGATTCGGTATTAGTGTTACCTAAATAATGCTGACCTTTAATATCAGGACAGCATGCACCTACTTTACCGTCGTGATGAATGATAAGTCTCGCGTGCGCCTGTATACAAGACTGTCTTTCTTCTGATCTATTACGATGCTCTAGCTCTGATAAGTCTTTGTCTACACGACCTATCACCATATCTCGAATAGAAATTAAAGCTGTTGGCCACCGTCTTTTAATTTCGCTTTCAAGATCCTCATCTTTATTTAAAAGTGTTCTTACTGCCTGAATAACGATCTTAGTTTCGCTTCTAATTCTAGATTTATGATTATAAAATAAGTCTATATTTTCAGAAACTAAATCGAAATTTGCACCTGTTCTTTGTTTGTTAAATACTTCTGGAATAAATGAATCAAAAGATACTTTAACTTTAGTAAGATTCGATAGGCCTTCGAAAATAGACTCTCGCCTGGAAGGATGAAAAAAGAAATTAGAGTTTGCGAGACGATCTATAAAAGTTGAATTATAAGAAAGATTTTTACAGTGTTTAGTAATTAAAGAATAGTTAGGGTTAAGAGTACTTTCGCCTCTGTAATTAAATTTTATTGAATGCACGTTTAAAATTGCTGCCTGATCTATTATTGACTTTGCTAAATCCAAAGACATAAAACCTTTTTTAAAAGGCAATGTCGATTGATCTGAATGATAGCAGTAAGAGCATTGTAAACTGCAAGCCGATGATAGCTCTAAACTTATATCGACTGGTACTTTTAAATCTAAAGTCTGTGCATTTAAATATTTGTAGCGATATAGTTCATAGTTATTCATTAATTTAAAATTTCTCTTGCTGAAAAATAAATATCACCTAATGAAAGAGAAGCTGTTGTTGTTACTCCGCCATTAGTATATCTTGTATAGGCAAGACTAAAATTATATGTTCCCGCAACTTGAGCAGAATAAAATTTATAACCACAGCCTACAGTAAAATTAAATGCTCCAGATGTTGGAGCTTTTATAATAGATTCGGTATAGTCTAAATCAACGCCATTTAATGTAAAAATAATACGACCATATTGATCTTTATTCGCACTAGAATTACTATCTACTAATATAAGACCTCTTGCTGCTAAACATACTTCAATTGGATTGCCAAGTGTCGTAATTGTAATTGTTGTGCTAGCAATTTGTGTGCTTGATGTAGTACATCCTAGATTATTAATACTTGAATAGCGTTGTGCAATGCCTCCTGCTGAGGCTACGCTAGAAACTGAGATAGGTGTAAATCTTTGGAATAAAATAGATTTTAATTCTGTAGAACTAACTGAAGTTGTAGTAATGCCTCCAACAACTGTATTGAAAATTGTATTCGCATAAACGCCACCTACTTTAAGTGAACTTATAGTAGTACCGTTTATTATATGATCGAAATAACCTGTAGTCGTAGGGATACTAAAAGAACACTTATCAAGTCCAAATCTATATCTTTCGACTGAATCAATATCTAAAACTAAAGCTTTATTTGATGCAGAAGTATCACCTCGTAGTAACAACTGAGCCGCTGTAGTAGTAGAACCTCTAAAGTCTATATCTCTACAATAAATAGAGCGCCATCTATATTCGCTAGAGCCAAGATCGTAAGACAAATTATTTGCAGTTATAGTGAGTGGCTCTATAGGTACTATATGACCACGATAGTTCGAGAAGTTTGTGTTAACGTAGCTTGCTCTCGCTTTAGTATTTGCTGCGAAAGTATAATAACTTGTAATCGTCGCTGTAGCTGGCATTTTTAATCCTTACTTGTTTTCAAGTTTATCAACTTTACTAGATAGTTCTTTAATTGCTGCAATTATTAGCGGAATAACATCTGTATATCCTAATCCTAAAGTCTTATCTTTATCAGTATTAACCTCAATTGCTTCTGGTAATACTTTTTGTACATCTTGGGCAATAAGCATAACTCTTCTCTTATCTTTATCATCGTATTTATAACGTCCGATAACAGTGCGAAGAGTATTTAGTTTTTTAAGTCCATCCTCTATCGGCTCTATAATAATTTTTCTTCTCTCATCTGAAGTCGTAACCCATACTATCCATAAGTTCTTGAAGTACTTTTGACTTTATATCATTTACGTTCATAAATTATTCCTTTACCAAAGTTGTGACTACATAAGCTATTTGACCTGTAGTAACTGCCCAAACTAATCTTACAAAACTAAATTGTGGGTCTACTTTCTCATGCATAAAATCTGCTGTTACTGTTACGTTGTTAGTGATTGAAGCTAAGTCAAACCACAAAATATCATCAGGACTTACTTGAACCTTATAGCTTCCACCTGAAATTGAAGCAGGAGTAACAGTATGAACACCTGTGCCAGTGTCCGTAATATCTACGGCTGTTCCTGCTAGTGCATTAACTGCTGATGTAGCTAGCTTAAAAGTGTCTGCATCAATTTTTATAATCCAATAGTTTGTGGCAGATAAGCCAGCTGGTAATGTCGTAGTAGTGGAAGCTGCTACTTTTAATCCTGTTGCATACCCATGAGCTGCTGCGGTACATACGTCTGTAACTGCCGCTGTAAATGTTTTTGCTGCTGGGGTAGCTACAGTAGTATTAATATAAATACCGTAACCCTTTGCTGATTTAACGTTTATAGAGCTAAGATTTAATGCTGCTGCTACATTTCCACTTTGCGTATTTAAGTTTGATACATTCATTATTTATTCTCCAAATTTTGTATTCTAGTTAGTAATTCTTGATTTTGTTGTGATAGTTTTTGAATGGCTCCCCACATAGTTTTGTAAAGTTGGTCAACTTGTAAATCTAAACAGTCCTCAATAATAGAGCCATCTAGTAATGTTACAGGATTAATTGTTACAGCTTTAGGAAATACTTTTTGAACATCTTGTGCAATCCAACCTAAACTATTTCTATCATTTATTTGATTGTCCGAATATACCTCATTTTTCCATTGGTAATGTTTTAAAGGAATAGTATTTACCATTTCTAAACATCTATCCAAATTTGCTGGAACTACATTAGTTTTGATTCTCTCATCTGAAGTAATAGTCCAAGTGTTAGTGGTAGGTTTTTTAGCACTATCTGTATTTAATTGTAGTAATGATGTTGGAGTTATGCCTAGCCCAAGCTGGCCGCTTGTATCGATATTTATAGCAGATGATGGGCCTGAAAATTGAAATTGAGTTGCCCTAAGTTCCATAGGAATATTTGCGCCTTTAGCATCATTATAAGCTTGCAAACAAATTGCTCCACTAAGGGCAACAGCTGCACCAACTCCAAAATTTATATTTGAGGATGACTTTACTTGTAATGGGTCTTGTGGAGTAGCTATTCCAATTCCAACTTTTCCTGAAGTCAAAATTCGCATTGCCTCTATTGCACCATTGTTACCAACATTAAAAGAAATGAAATCTGAAGTGCCGACTCCAGAAGTAGATACTAAAATTAATGAACTACTAGCAGCCACTCCTCCATGAATTTGAGGAGAGGTTAATTTTGTAGTAAAAGTAGGACTTGTATTAAACACTAAACTCCCAGAACCAGTCTCGTCCGAAATTACTCCTGCAAGTTCTGCTGAAGTTGTTGCAGCGAAAACTGAAAGTTTATCAGCAGTGACAGTCAAGGTTTTTGAAGTTGGGATAGTTGTGCCGTTAAAGGTTCCTGCACTTGTAATATTACCAGCTGTACTAATTGCAAAAGGTGCAGTAGGACCAGTAAAAGCAAACTCTGTAGCTCTTAATTCAAAAGGAATATTTGCGCCACCTGTATCATTAATTGCAGATAGAGCAACAGATCCAGTTAGCGCCACAGCATCTGAAACTAATATGTTTTTATTTGTTGCTGCTTTAACTTGTAGAATATTTGTTGGCGCAGCGATACCAACCCCAACATAACCGCCACTCTCGCAGAATGTAATATTACGATAACCAGTGCCTTGCTCAATAACACTAAAAGCAAGTCTTCTACTTGATGCTGTTGCGCTAGTAAATAAAACCATACTAGCTTGTAATTGAGAAGCCGCAGCATCATTTGAGTAAATAGCTATAGTGCCTTCGCCACCACTCCCAGCCGTTGCCTTTGCTGCTGTACCTAAAACGAAGCCATTATGAGAAGCGATATTGCTATGATATTTAACATCTAAAGATCCAGTTGATGAATTATTTTTATTAGTCAATAAGCATAGAGCAAAATTTGCATTTACTTCTGCTGATTTAATCGTCGTATTAGGCGAAAAAGTAGTAACTGGCATTAAATCTCCCTCGCTAAATATTTACATTCAAAATTATCAAGATCAATTTCAATCGAAAGAAATTTAAATTCATCACCGTCTAATTTAATTGCATCACCTCGTGAAGCATCAAAAATTAAATCTAAAGATGTTGCTACGGTATCATGAGCCCAATCGTTTTGATCCCAAAGATTTCTTACGTCAACTTCGGAAGGATCATAATAGATTGCGATTCGATCTAGTAAATTTAAGTGTGGTATAAAGCTTGTTGTAAATTCTATCTCGTTTTTAAGAGCTGAGTACTCTGTAAATAAATTATTTGAAATTGATAAAGCTGTCGCTGTATTCGGTATAAAAAAGTTTTCAACTTGTAGTGTTCTTACTCCCAATACCCAAGATGAGGAAGCAGGGCTTACAGTGAAAGATCCTTCTGATACTACATAGCTCGTAGTCGTATCAGCATTAATAAATTTAACTTCTACTCTAGAATAATATTTAGATTGCTTACTTGCAAAACTGCTAATTTTTTTTATTGTATGACCATATGTTCCACTATAGCTTCCGGCCCCGTGAAATTCAAAAGCAACAGTTGTTGTTATTGATGTACGAGAAATAAATTTAAAAATACCACCACGATTAATATAAGGAATAAAATTTTCTGCTTCGGCTAGCTTTTCTATTACTTCCCAAACTGTTTTATCAAGCACGCCAACTGCACCACTGGTATTAAGATTAGAATAAATATTAGTCGTAGTACCAATATCATAACCTGAAGTAGTATTCCCAAAAAAAGGTAGAAAAATATAATTAGAAGAACCATCTGTTTGATTCATTACCATTTGTATAAATTGACTTGCAGTCATCCCAGTCGTAGTCCATCCAGAAAGATTTCTTGCTGGATAATCTTGAAATACAGAAGACAAAGGTCTTATGTTAAAAGTTACTTCATTATTATCACCTAGCGGAATATCACCTGAAACAACTCCAAAATAAATAGAGCTACCAAGACCATCCCAAATAGCTTGAGAAGTATCCCATTGAACCATGTCCCAAACGCCGCCGGCATACCATTCAGTGTTTGACCAAACTCCATTAGTATTTTGAGTACGCTCAATAAGTCCGCATTCAAATTTAACTAAAGTCCTTTGCTGATTTATATATCCATTCCACAAACTTGATTCATCTGTATGAGGATTAAATAAACCCTGTTCGTTATCGCATACAAGTTTAGCATTACTAAAAGTAAACTTGTTGATTTTCATATCATCGGCTTTTATCGAAATCTTACCGTACTTCTTTACGTTATCTGAAATATCATACCAATTAGATTCAAATAAAGCAGTCGAAGCATTACGACGCTTAATAGATGCTCGCCTAAATACTTCTGATTTATTTGCTTTAATTATTTGATTAATTGATGTTAGGGCGCTCATGAAGGAGTTTCCCTTAAACTTATTTTTCCAGAAAATCCGCTTGATACTGCATTAGAACTATAATTATAAAAATCAAAATCACCTGTCCATAAGCAATCAAAAAGAATTCCATCCCAAGCTGTAGTTGTTCCAAATGGACAAAACATAAAAGATGATTGTAAATCATAAATAGTTTTTAAATTTGTTCTTTGTGCAAGATCGACATATTCAAGTTTTAAATCTACAGACCATTTTTTTCTTACATTATGAACTCGAATACCACCGTCTGAAAGAGTATGTATTATTTGTTTAGGATTTATTTGAGGCATATATCCACTTGAATTTGGTATTAAAGTTAATGCTGAATAAATATCTGAAAGCGTAAATAAACCAACTCGCTTTTCTTGATCAGCAGTCTGTGTTTTTTTAATATCGAGAGTAAGACTAGTTACGTATACAGGAGTTGTTCTAAGATAAAGACTAGTCTCGCTATTCGAAGTCCAATAGCTAGTGGTAGTAGATCCACTAGAAGTTAGAGCAAACGTATTAGCAGTCGCACCATTATAAAATAATCTTAATTCTTTTGCATTTGTATCTTGAATTGCAATACGAGATATTAAAGTTGTCTCTGCAAAAGAAATTAAAATACTAGTCGTAGTAAGATCGTTATTCATACCATCGGTATAGTATTGATAAAATGGATCTGTATTTATTAGATTTGAAATAGTACTTGTGTTTGAATTAACAGTAATTTGTGTAGTCGTATTAATATAATTTGATTTAATAAATTCCATTAAACAACTCCAGAATCAAAAGCGTGCGATTCATTATTCTGCCTTAATTTTAACAACTCTCTATCAACAGCTTTGGCGAATTCATAAGCACTAGATTGATCACCGAGTAAGCCACCATATACATTTAGAGTTATACTTCCTCCACTACCACCACCGCTTAAAAGATTTGGAAACTTATCTAGAGGTATCACGGCCTCGGCACTCCCAGCCTCACCGATAGTCGCTTGTGTCCCTCCTGAACGAGGCATTACAACTCCACCTTGAGCTAATTGCACACCTGCAATATTTGCCGCTTGAGAAGCCATTGCCGCACCTACTAGAGCAGCAAGCCCAAAATTGAAAGGCGGTGGAGCTGAGGCTAAAGCTTTAGCAATAGCAACAGGTGTGTCCATTGCAATTTGAGAAATCGCAAAAGCTTTACCAATACCAGAAAGAACAGAATTATTAGAATTAGACATTGTTGCTATAGTAGAAAAAGTATCTTTTCTATTAGCGATTCTTTGTTCATCAACCTTTTTTTCAAATTCTAATCTATTTTTAGCATTAGTTTGATCTCTAAGATCTTTCTCTAAATTAGCTTTTGTTTCCATAAGAGCTAATTTTTGTTGTGCTGTTGTAGCCGTCGCAATACGCTTGTCATAAAAACCTATTAAAGCAGTAAGTCTTGCCTCTTCAGCCGTAGCAATAGCAATATTTTTTTCTTCTTCATTTGTTGTTAATTTTGCCATGTCTTCTTGATGATTTATATCATCAAGCTGGACTTGTAGTTCTCTAGCTGTAGTACTTTGCTCTAATTCTTTTGTACGATCAGCAATTATTTGAGTTTGCTTTAAGTCACTACGACGTTGAAGTGTAGTAACAAGTTTATTAGTTTCATCTTCATCTTGCTTTTCTTTTTGATCCTGATAAGCCTTATCTATCATTAAAAGATTATTATTTAATTGCTCGCCTCTAGCCTCTGCGGCGGCTGTTAATTCAGCACCACCTTGAGCCATTATATCTTTAACCTTACTGAAATTTAATTGTACAGCGGCACTTGTTGCTTCTACTGCAACAGCAAGTCCGATACCAATCGAGTCAGCTAAGGCTTGAAAACCAGAAACTAGATAAGTACTTACAGTAATCAAAAATTTGAAAGTATTTGCTAAGCCATCTAATATCATACCAGTATTGTTTGAATCAGAGGCAAATGCTGTTAATGCTTGAGATACAATAGTAATTACTGGGGCTAGTCTTTCGCCAAGATCCTCGAATAAATCACCAACTGCGACTTTTAATTGTTCTATTGATCCAAGACCTTGAGCTGCTGCCTCAGCTTGACCGCCAAATTTTTTATTTAGACCGGCAATTGCAAGTGCTGTTTTTTCAGACTGTGAAGCGGTAGCGCTTATTTCAATACCATAACGACCTAAAGCATTAGTTGTTGTGCCAATACTTTTACCGACAACTTCAGCGGCACTTGCAAGATCCATTTTTTGAGCCGTTGCAAAATCAAGAATAGACTTAGTTAAATCTTTAGTAATTTTCTGAGATCCAATTTGTTGCTGAAGACTAGCTTGAGCAGACATAATTTGCTCATCACCATAAGTCGTAAGCTTCTGAAGTGCTTTTGCTTGAGCAGAATAATCATCTAATAGAGCCTTAGAATAGACTCCATTATTAATCATTGATTGAGTTAATGCTCTAGTAGCATCCTCTTGTTCTTTGAAAGCAGAGATAGCTTTAGTAGCTATAGCTGTAAGTGCTCCAAAAGCAACAGCTCCAATTTTGCCTATCTCAGAAATTAAAGAACCAACTTTAGAGAGGTTTTCCTCCCCCATGGTTTTAATCTTAAGTAGTAACTCTGCTGCCTTGCTTGCCATTTATATTGCCTTTTTTTTGTTCTTTGCTATCTGACTCAATTCCTACCCTAGTGACTAATAAATTAAATTGAAACTTATCGGCATCTAATTTTAAAAACTCAGAAGGAGCCGTGTTATATCTACGAGCAATAATATCTAGCTCGTATAATTTCTCACGACTTAGATAAGTTATTTCACTTTTTTTTTTCCGTAAGTGAAAAACATAATCTCTTCATAAAGTTTCGTTACCATATCCCAATCAACAAAAAGTCTTTCGATTAAAATTTTATCTGGCTCTTCTTTTAAGCTAAGCTTTGGACTTACTACACCTGCGTATAAAACATGTGAGAAATGTTCTTTAACTTTTTTATCAGTTAATTCATCTTGAGTACCCTTTCCAACGCGATAAGTTTCAAAAACTTGAAGCATTGATTTTGATCCATCAAGATAGTTAAGAGCATTAATTTTTTTAATCCTAAACTTAACTCCTTTTATTTTAACGGTCTTAGTAGCCTCTAAAACCGTCTCTAATTTTTTATCAAAAAACCAATTAAGCATAAGTCGACGTATTATTCGTTACGATAGCTTTAACCATATAACCACTAGTTGTCGGATCTCTTAGAATTTTAAAAGATACTTCGCTAGTAAGAATATCACTTGGACCTCCAACCTCTGGATCTCCCGCCTCTGAAATAACCACGAAAGGCATAGTAAGTTTTAAGCCCTCGCGCGCGGCTGAAGAAGCCATTGTATTACCTAAGAATTCAAACTCAGCAGCAAATCTCGTACCTGCTATCATAGCATCGTAGGCTGTAGTCGTATCGAATCTAATAGTACATTTTAATTCAGTTGTAGCTAAGCCTGGAGGCAATACTTGAATTGTATCTGTTCCAATTCTACGAGAGCCAGTATCACTCTTTAAATCATTTGCTAATTTAAATTCGAAAGATTGGACATGCCAAAATGAAGTAGTTGTAAGTCCTGCTGTAGTCGTTTCTATAGAAAATCTACCGTTAACAAAACTTAATGGATTCTGAGTAAGTGTTGTAAGAACAGAAGAAACATCCGAACCAGCCGTAGCATCTTGGCCTATAAGAGATGCTGAGCATTTTAAAGCATCGTCAATTTCAGCAGAAAAAGTTAATTCGTTAACTCTTAATCCTTGATACTGAAAAACTTTACCAGCCGTTGCATCGCCTTTTCGCATATTTATGCAAAGACTTGAGTAAGTTGTTAAGAAATTATTGATATCAATAGTATGCTTAAAACCTAAACCGCCTACCGTCTCACCCGTTGCTGTTGCTGTAGTAACGGCACCACCACCGAAAGCATTTTGTAAAATATAATTACAAGCTGCATTTATTGGCGAGAAATAAAATTCCATATCTCCAGACAATGACTTTCCTAATTGAACATAATTCGAATTAGTTCTAGAAGTCTGCACCTCTTCTAAGATTTTAACGTCTTTAGTAATTTTCAAACTAGCAGATAGAAAATTTAAACCAGCGGTACAAGTGTTATATGTCCCGTATGTTAACTCCCTACCAATTGCTAGATACGATAACGATGCGATCGCTGCGCCTTGACCTACTGCCATAAATAATTCTCCTTACACAGTTTGATAGACAGTTCTCTGGTGATCTTTTTCTATCTCCAGTAAAGCTTTTTCTATTTTTAATTTTTCTTCAATAACTTTTTGTAATCGTGCTACTTGACTAATAACTATACTTGAATCTTCAGTTTTATATTTATAAGTAATTTGATCTTTTAATTTACCAGTTTTAATTCTAGTAAGAATAGATCTATCTGTACAGTTTACAATATTAAGTTTAAATGATTTTACATAAGTCTCAAGCCAAGAACTAGACATATATAAATTACCTGAAGTATATGCAAAATGATGTCCTGTAGTCATACAGTATTGATGTTTCATATAATCAGCTTTTAAATCACCATCTTTATTAAAAGCATAATACTTACCATCAGCACACCATGAATAATCATAACCAATTAAAGCAATCTTATCATAACCAAAGAAATTTTGCTTACCTTGATTATCACATTGAGTAAGCATAATAACCATCGCATTAGAGACATTCGTTCCAGCCGGTATAATATTATTACATCCAGAAATCTTTTGAAACTCTAACTCGGAATTTAAAATATCTTTATTGATGAAAAAATAGATCTTTTTCCAATTTCCATTCTTAGCCCATTTAGGATTCGCACAAACGTTTATTAAAGCAATTGTATCTTTTAACTGATCTTTATATTTCTCCATATAAAGCTCATAGTTCACATTAGCGTCGCATATAAGACAATACTTAGGCTTAATTCCATGATCTAATAAATGACCTAAAGTTTTGTCACAACAAATAATATCTGTTTGATCTTTATAATCGATGAGAGTTTGAATATTTTCTTCGAAAGAATAACCATTAGCAACAGCAACAATAACCTTACCTATCCCAGTTAACGCAAGATCTGATAAAGAATGTTGTTTAAATTTAGAATGCTCTAAAGCTTGCTCTCGCCATTGTACACACCATTGACCATAAGCTGCTTTAGATTGCTCGAGTATCTGTTGATCTGTCATAATTCCCTTAATAAAAAATTGTTGCTTTTAAACTTAAAATTCCAGCTCTTAAATGAGCATTAGAATCAATATTTGCTGAATAATAATTAATTGCTAGAGGCCTTTGAAATAAAACTTTTGAATTAATACTTTCATTTGCTCTTAAAATTAGCTCTATATTTTCCATTAAATAATTAATATCTCTAGTCGCAGGATCTTCATCTTGAGTTTTAAAGTTTTGATTAAAAACTGCTCCAACAATATCTATCCCGATATCAGCTCTACGCTTACAGCTTAATTGATTTTTTGCTATATCATCACTTACGATAGTCTTAGATGTTATATAGCTTGAAACATAAGGATAAAGGCTTGCTTGAATTGGAAGCATTTCTGGATTAATAGCTAAGACTTTTTGAACTCTAGTAGTAAGATTATTTGAAAGATCAGTTGAAGCCGTAGTAGTATTAGCAGTATTAAAAATACTAATTAGTTCGGTTAAAATTCCTCTAAGATCTACTACAGAAGCCATTATTATTCCCTATCTGGTTCAACATAATCTAATGTTGCTTTTGCTATCGTTTCTAAAGCGCTATCAGATAACCACATAAAATCGCGCTTTGGTAATTTTCCTCCGCCTTCGTTATGAGCGTAAGCATAAGGAAAACCTGATTTTGTTTTTGCATTATTAAACCAATAAATTCCTTTATCTGAAATTGAATAATTGCTTGGTATAAAAGATTGTCTTAATCTTCCAGAGTCTTGTAAAATCATTCCTGGCTGTCTTGGAGGCTTAGGCCCTGCAATTGCTTTTTTATAAGATTGCGACCACTCTTTCCATGGTCCTTCTGATCCTTCTTCACTAGCAAAATGCTTAAATACGTCGGCAAGAACAACTGCTGATATACTAGTAAAGAATTTTTTTTCTGATTTTCCACCCTTAATTGATTCTATCTTTTCTTTCATTTTAAGAATTTTTTTTTGTAAAACTTCTTTTATTTCTTTATCGTCAATAAAAATATAGTCTGCCATTAATCACGTCCAGCATCTATATCGTTTAACTTATCGCTATCTAGTTTCCAATTTAACTCACTATCCTCGTCGAAGGTCGTAGTATAATCAGAAGTATTACAAAGTACTCTAAATGCAGTCTGACTCATGTCAGATAGTGGAGCACCTGCGCTATTAACAAGATCTTCTTTGTAATCAGCAATTAATTTTAAGTTATCTATTGCTTGATTTATTAATTCTTTACCTCGGCTTGTCCATTCCTTGTTTCCTCGACTCATACGTTGATACATATAACCTTCGGTTAAAGTTTCAGCGAGTGAGGTTACGAGAGGCGGTATAGAAGTCGATGTTAAAAAAGTTGAAGAACTAAGATCGTATCGTTTAGACAAAAATTTATTAACTTCATTTTCAGCATGAGTAATTAGTTTAGTACATAATAAAGTTGTAGCAGTATCGAATTCTGTACCGATCATTAAAACTTGTAATGAAGTTGTTGTGCAATAAGTGCCGATGATATACCTCTATTTTTGTTTTCTTAACTCTTCGATTTTATCTTTTATTGAATCTTCGCCGCACCAAATTTTTTTCTTCTTCCAATCCTCTATTTGAAGTTCTAACTGTAATTTATTTTTTCTAAGATTCCCAACATACTCTTGAAAACATCCGCCTTCAGTAACCGAAATCTTAACGATCTTATTAGTTCTTTTTGAATAGAAAAATGGATAAGTCTTTCGACCTTTCTTTGCTTTAATCTTAGCAAGTTTCTTTGCTTGCTCTGTCGCAGGAGGCGCAGGCATATCAGCAAATTTTTCTATTTTTTTATTACCAATAATTTCAATTTCACTCATAAAACTCCCAATAGAAAATACGGACCTACAATCAAGTAAGTCCGTTTTAAATTAAACAACTGCTTTAATTAAATAACCAGTTAAAGAAGCAACAACTTTTGCTTCATATTTAACTTCTACTTCTACAGCATTTGCATTTCTTTCTTCGTCAAACCATGTACGTGTTCTAGGCATGCTACTAATAAAAGTATATGCACAAGATGGCTGTTTTATTCCAGCCGCAGGTGGTTTCCAACCTAAGAAAGCAATATCACCATAAAAATTTGAAAGTGAAGGCGTAAGACCTTGAAGAGCTGTATCTTGTACGGCTGTAGGGACTAACATTTCACTTAAACCTAAAAGTGATGCGACCATTGCTTGAGATACTTCAGAGCTAGTATATTTCACGCGATCTAAAACAGATACGTGATTTTTTACAGCGATGTAAGCATTTCTTGGCAAGATACCAAAGTTTGGAGTCTTACCAGTGTTTGCAATAACTGTAGACGCACCTGTATCAAATATTGGCACAGGATCTGAAACAGTAGTATTTTGCGAAAATGCATTTGCCGCGGCTAATGATACGTTTAAACTCCATGAAGTTGTTGTGAATAATTTAGCAACAGACAATTCAATTTTTCTATAAATTGCGTCAGTCAAATTTTCAGTAGCATCAACTTGAAGTGAACCAATATCATTATTCTGCTCTTCATCTACTCCAATATAATCTTTTAAAGCATGTTGCTCTAATAGATAACTTGAAGTTGAGAAGTCGAAACTAAATTCATTAGCAACGCCTTTAGGCGCTCTTTTAGTTTCAGGCATTTTGAAATTTCGCTCATAGACACGATATAGATCGCTATCTTTAGCAACAAGTACTTGTGGACAAACTTTATCCCAAATGTATTCAGAATTTTTGTACTGAACAGATACATTAGAGAGTAACTGATTTACGTGTAATTGACTCTTTTGTGGCATAGTAAACTCCTTCCTTATCTGTTATGGGATTGATTTAAATCCAGGTTGAATTAAAACTTTTGAAATAGTACCAGTCAATGCAACAGTAGCACTTAATAAAATACCGATCACATAGGAACCCGCTGTTGTATTAACGTGAGGGACTCCACGACCGCTAGAATCAAGAGCAACCATTGCGCCGCTTGTAACTGTATCATTCATATAAAGATCAGCAACACCACCGATAGCAACAGGAATAGAACTAGTAGTATCTAAAACTGTGTCGGTAGTAATACCAAAAGGTCTGTCTGTAGCCGCTGCTGGATACTGACAAGTCATTGCCGTACCAGTCACGCTCGTTACGCCTCTGTAGGCGGCAAGAGTCGCGGAAACTTTTAATGAAATTGGAACAATATGACTCATATATTATCCCTCCTTTAAGGGTAAAATTATTTTTGTTTTAAGACGATCTTAGCCGCAGCACCATAAGATAACTTATTTTCTGAAGCATATTTCTTAATCTTTTCGTCTTGCTCTTTTTCAGATACTTTAGAATCCTTTTCGCCGAGTGAAGAATTTTCGTCGAAATTAACTTCACATGCTGCTTTAAATAATTTTAAAGTCTCTTTAATTACTTCTTGTTTTGAAAGCTTTTTATCATTGAAAGAATATTCTTTTTTCTCAACATCAACTAGTTCCATTACATAGTTTTTCATTGCTGGAGAACAAAGTTTTTCTGAAACTAAAGCATCAACAAACTTTTCTCTCTCTAGTTTTTCAGCTTTAAGAGCTAACTCGATTTGAGTTTTTTCTGCTTCGATTTTAAACTTTTTAAGTTCTTCATTTTCTTTTTTGATATCTTCATTTGCTTTTTCTAAAGCAAGTTTAGTATTTTCAAGCTCTACTTTTTTGGCTTGGACTTCAGATAAAGAAAACTCTAGTTTAATTTCGTTCTCGGTTTTGCTCATTTTGGATTCTCCTTTAATATTTAAATTATAATCAATATTTTTTAAATCGTAAGCATTATTTGCATATATTTTTAAATCACCAATATCTTTGTTAAGTTTGTACATACCTAAGATATCATTTAAATTCATTACTCCTGGCGTATCAGATCCAAGAAGAGCCACAGCAGCAAGAACCCTTTTATATATCTTACCACCTATATTTAAATTCCAAAAAATTTCGCTAGATACTTTACGATAAGCCTTGCTCTCGATAAGATCATAAACTTTTTTTGGAATATCTATAAAGTCAGCAACTAGTTTTTCGCCTCTAATATAAATCTTGTCTATCCAGCCAGCCGAAGGAAGACCATCTGATTGTATTAGAGTTTGTTTTTCATCGTGACCAAGTTTTATAAAAGGTCTTAACCCGACTTTAGTCTCCATAAATGATTCGACCATACTATTTAAATCATCCATGGTATAGTCATCACCGTTCCATTTACCAATAGAAAAAATTTCGACACCTTGTATTGAATAAGTTTGTTTCATTGGCATATATCCTCCTATTGATCTTCTCTAGTATTTAAAGATGCAATAACATAAGTAGCAGTCCCAGTTACACTTCTTGCAGCTACCGTTATTGTTTCTCCTGGCTCTAAAGTAATCTTATCTTCAAATGAAAATACTCCGCCATTAGATTGTCCTAAACAATATGCAAATATTATGTCACTTGCGCTTACTATCGTAGATGTAGTGGCCGCTACATCTAAATAAATACAACTATCTGTAGAAAATTTTGTAAAATTTGGAGTTCCAATTAATGTAGCCGTTTTGATAATAAAAAATGTTACTGGAGTTGCGTCATCGTGCGAGCCAGATATTGAAATTAAATTTACTACCGATTGATTTGCTCTTTCTGTAATACTATGACCATGAATTAAATCATTTCTTATAGTGAATAATGGATAATAAGTAGATGCTGTACTGCCGACATAGCCGCTTGTCTCGCGGCTAAACGTCATTCGTGGACCGATATGAGAAACTAATCCTTCAATAAATCCAGCATAGGAAGCAGATGCGACCCATACATTTGTCGTACTACCAGCCGAGTATGCAGCTATTGTAAATGGAAATGCAGGTTGATTTACAGAAGTAGTATTCTGCGAGTTTGGAAAATTTAATGTATGTACTGTTGTAAATGTTGTATTATTATTATCTAAAGGAGTTTCAATATCAAATCGAATTGTACCAAATCCTAAATATTGTACGCCAATTTGAAATACATTTCCATATTGAGGATTTAAATTAAAACCACTTAAATTTGATGCTCCTCCAGTACCGGAGCAATTGTCTTTATTCCACTGGGCTTGTGGTATCCATGAATCAGTAGTTGCAACGCCTGAGTTTATCTCACTAAATGATCCGACTGCTGGGGTACCTGCACCAGTTTGCGCTAATGTAAATGCACCTGTTTTTGAGCCTGCTGAATCAGCAAGAAATACAACGGTTGATCCTCGTTGCTCTGCCTTCCAGCCTACATAGGTTCCTGATGCTATTTCATAAGCTGTCTTTAATGTAGATGAATTATTAGTCGCTTTTATATTAAAAATTACATCATTTAATGTTACAACATAATCATTAGTAGCAGTAGATGCCGTAGTAATTGTTAAAGTTTGTATTTCTCTTACTCCTCCAGTTACGTGAAGAATACCGAATGAAGTACCATTGTATCCAAAATAAAATCCAGATTCTGATGTACCTATTCCAGCTACTAAAATTGAATTTATAATCGGCGATGAAAATAAAGCTGTATATCTAGTAAGTATTCCTTGTCCTGGTCTATATCTAAGACGTTTTCTTGATTGTAATGAACTAAAAGAAAGCGCAGTCGTACCTGTAGAACATTTATATAAATTAGACGTTCCTGTAATTGTTGCGGACGTAGATCCAGGACCATTTATACCAGTGGTTGAAATATTTTCTCTAGAATTAATTCCATATACTGCATCGGATTGAAAAATTGGCGTTAGATAATCAACTAGTACAGATCCAAATTGACTTGTGGGCGCATGAATTGCTATTTCCATATGACCTTCAGGAGTCAATGCAAAAACCTTTTGATCTCCAGAAGTATTTTCTCCCATTATTACGGTCCTATCTGTTCCCATTTTTTAATCCTCCTTTCTATTGAGTAGCAAAACCTGAACCTTTGTTCTCTTCTATAAAATCAGTTATATTCTGTTTTCCTACTGTTTCGGACGGAGTAAACTCTTCATAAATTGTAATTGGAATCAATACTGACCTGCAATAAAAATGGAGTGGAGGAACAGGCACTTCATTAGCAAGAAATTTCTTACCATCAAGACCACGACAAATATCAGAAGTTCTCTCATCTAGTATTGCAGAATATTGATAACCTGAAACAACTTTAGATTCTTTAAAAAATTGAAGGCGGCCTTTGTTAAACACTTCCGTATGTTTAGTACGAGCATATCGGTCTATTGAAGTCTGAGCCATTTTCTTACCCTCTTCATCGAGTAATGAAATTACACTAGACAATGGTCGGCCATCCTTAATCGCTGCAATCATTTCAAGTTTAACTTTTTTTGTAATATTATATTCCCACTCACCTATGAAATTATAATTTTCATTTTCTAAAATATCTAAAAATGATTGATCAACTTTAGGAGCTGCAAAATTTGATTTAAATATTTCGCTAGCCGCGAGAGATTGACCGTCTTTATAGATTTGCTTAAACGACTCTTGTAATAAAAGTTTTAATTCTTTTAGATATCGAATTTTAATAGTATCTAAGCGATCTACGTTCTCGGTATTAAGTACTTTTTTCTTCTTTAACTGATCGTATAGATCGGCGAAAACTTTATTAATTAATTTCTTAGCGTCGGTGTTAATCGAGTTATCATAATCATTTAATTTAGTCTCGATCTTTTTAAAATCTACTTTTTTATGATAATCACCGGAGGGATAATTATACTTCTCTCCGATGAATGACTTTTTTTCGTCTACTATTTTTTCTTCATTGGTTTTTTGGCTGCTAATTTCTTCATTGGCATTTTCTTGTCCGCTACTGGACTGCAAGCCATTTTCTTTTTCGCCATTTTGATTCTCCTTATTAAGACTATCGTTTTGTTGAATCTGTAGGCTATTATTATTTTGAGGAGTTTGTAAAGGATTAATTGACGCTGGTTGAGTAAATTCAACTTCGCCTTGAGGAAATTTTACAAGATCTCGAAAGTGATTTATCTCATCTTCGTTAGCTTGAAAAACTCTACCCTTAACAGCCTCAAGCCATATTTTAGCAAATTCAACTGCGACAGAATCATCAATAGGTTTAAATCTAAATTTTGGATAGTTGTCTATAAAACCATAGTTATAAACTACAAGAGGCCAAATAATTTGACGATTAATTAACTCTTCTAACTCTTCTTTTTTTCGCTTAATATGCATGAAGAAAACATTCATTTGCTCTCGACCTAAAGATTGAGAACCACCTGAAGTTTCAGAGCCAGTCATACCTAGTAAGTCTGGAATGAATAATGATCTACCTATAAACATATTAAATATATTAATTGCTTTAGAATAGACCTCGCCATTGTTAGATGACTGAAGAAATTCTAACTCGATCTCTTTAGGTATAGTTAAAGCAGTCTTAGTCTGAAACTTTGTAATCGCTGCATGAATGTTAGCAATAGCAGCCGCTGGAGCATTCTTGTCATATCTTGCGACAGGTATAGGCCCCGCTGCCTTCTCTAAGAAAATTGCATAGTATCTAATAATTTGTCTTTTAGAAAACCAAGCTGCATAAGCCGCTCTTAAATCACTTGTACCATAAGGATTTTGAAACTTAGGGTTATTGATAAAATGAATAAGAGACTTTGGATTTAGATTTATATTTCCTACAGATGTTTGCTGTTCATACTTTTCAACATTGCCTTTAGCATCTTGATGTAAAAGAAATGAGTTTGGATGTCTTGTTACTAATTTTTTTAGACGTAGTCTGCCTTCGGCGTTAACATAAAAAACTTTTTCAGAAATAGAAAAGCCAAACTCTTGGTTACTTAAAACCTCTTCTATCTGTTTTAAAAAAGATGTTTCAGTGTCTTCACTTAAAGTATTAATTAACTCTTTAACTATTTCTTCATAATCATCGTCTTTAGATTCAAAGAAAAAACCTGAACCTAATATTAAATCTTTTGTTATCTTTAAACAAATTGAGACTTGATCGTCGTTAAGCATGTCTTCATAAATTGAATAACTACCTGTTTTTTTATAAAGATCATCTGAATTATATGGAGCTTGATATGAGTCTGGTACAAATGGAGATCTATAATAAGATTCTTCTGCCGTACCAGTATAAACGTCAGTAACAAGATTAATAGATGAGCTAGACTTTACGTCGAAGTTATCCTCTGACATTTTTCCTCGATATTATACAAATATTTTATTTTCTATATCCTCGTACAAATCAATTGTGCTAGATTTAAATAATAATTGCAAAGCAATTGAAGTGGCGATTATTAAATCATCATTTTTTCCGTCTGCTGCTTGGATTTTTCCACCACTATCTATAAGAGTCATACACTCATCGAGAATATTTTTATCATTTATAATTATATGCTTATATGTAATTGCATCTATAAAGGCGTTGATCATAATTGGTCGAGATACTTGATCGGTTCTCCAACCTAATTTTTCATCTTTATCAAAGTAGAGATTTTCATACATAATATATTCATTAAGTTTTAAAAGTACAGCATGACCGTGATTATTTCTTTCTACTGCGAGCAATGGTCTCTTTGAAGAAGAGGAAAAAATAATACATAACTCGCTTAATTTATCTGCGAATGTAGACGGTCTCCATTTATTAGACCTAAGAGTAGCAACAATAGATCTTTTTTTAACGTCGATCATAACCGCTGTAGAGTAGTCACCACCTAGACCCTCTGAAGTATCTGCGCCTATTACGTATTGAGTATCTTTATATGGTAGCTCAAATATTTTCATAAACTCGAAGTCTTTAATAGGTGTTTTACAATTTTCAATCATAGCTTTTATTTCAAATAGATCGAAAATCGTTTCGCCTGAGCTTAAGAAGCAAGTTTGCTCATCCTCTGGATACTCCTGATCGAAAGTAATTTTTCTTTTATCTGTCTGACTTACTTTTAATTCTGATTTTTTAAATCTACGGTAACTTAACTGCTCTTTATTAATATTTATTTTAAAATGCTTTTTTGCTTTAAGCTTAAATTGCTCTTCATCATCTGTAGTTTTAAAATCTTTAGAAGTTGGCATTATATATTCATGGTGCATAAACCAAGGAAAGAATAATTTAGAATATGGCTGATCTTGATCTATCCACATATCGTAGAAATAATTTGCAATACCGTTAGGCGTGGATTCAATAGTTATGTAGCCTCCCATCGGTACGGCTTGCAACGTAGATTTAAGTCTCGAGGAATCTTTCATAAATGCTGCTTCTGAAACGTGAAGGTCTAAGATAGTGTCTGATCGTGACTCTAGATCGCAATAAATACGTGAGTTAATTTCGGGAAAAAATAAGTTATATTTAGAGCCGCCACCTCGGTCTAATCTTGGCCTTAAGTCTTCGTCCATAGTCTCGTACGCAAATCTTACTATTCTAAATAATTTTTCAATAGAGTCCTGCTCGTGTGCAATAATACAGCAAGTCCAATTTCTACTAAAAAGAGTACGATCTAATCTAACTAACAATTCGTGCGTAGATACTCCAAATTGACGAGCCTTTAGAATCATTTTTCTTTTACGTATCTCTTCACCTATTTTTTTTTGGATTGAATTACGAGTAAATGGAGTCTCTCGACCTTCTTTGGTTTTAATGTGATAAAGGTTTTCTAAGCGCCACATGGGATTTAAAAGTAGATGATTGATATCATGATCGTTTAAATCCATTTAATTAATTATTCTTTGTTAAGAGGTTTTTTCTTTTTAACTGGAGTCACATCTATAATACCAGCTTGCTCTCTTGCCTTTTTATTGTCCTCTATTAGATTTAATATCTTATCGTGTAATGTAACTTTAGTTTGTACTTCGACGGTTTCTTTTTGTTTGCCCAGAAGTCTATCGAATATAAAGCTTAGTCTTATTTGATCGCCCTTACGAGCTGCTTCGATAAGTATACGAGCTATTAGCATCTCTAAAACTGGACTATCACCCTTTTTAGCAAATTCAATTAAGTCTTTAAACTTCCAGTCTAAGAATTTAGTAAGTACGCGTTCGCAATCCTCTGTAGTAAATTTCTTTGCATCATTCACGTCGTAACATGGTGTTCTTCCTGGCGATGGCCAGAATGGACACTTTCCTTTCTCGAAATCTTTACCGCCAAATTTTTGAAGAGGAGATCTCCCACCTGATCCCACATTAGTAAGTCTTATAAAATTCAATTGTACGATCTAGACCTTCGTCTAGATTAACATTAACTTTATAACCAAGATCCTCTTCGGCTAGAGCAATTGAAGCATAGCTAACTTGAGTTTCATTTGCTCTAGCAGCTTGATAAGCAATTTTCTTATCTAGTTTTAATGAAATTTTTTCTGCCAAATCTTTTATAGTAGTAGGTATTCCCGTGCCTAAATTATAAACAAGATTGTCTTGATGATTCTTTTCTAAAGCTAGAACTATTCCCGAAACTATATCAGAGACATATGTAAAGTCCCTGACTACAGATCCGTTACCATTAATAGTTATAATATCGTCGTTTATAAATGATGGTATTACTGCAGAGTACTGACTACTTGCTAACTGCATCGGTCCATAGACATTAAAAAATCTTAAACCGATTGTTGAAATATTATTAACGCGTGCATAGATATCGCAAAATTGCTCATTACTAAACTTAGAAAGTGAGTAAGGAGAGTTTGGCTTTGGCTCTATTAATTCGTATCGCATCTCTTCTTTACAGTTACCATAAACGCTTGATGAGCTAGCATAGATAAATTTCTTTATCTCTAGTCTCTTAGCTATAGTCATAATATTTATAAATCCAGTTACATTATTTGAAAACGTATCAATAGGTAACTCGAAAGATCTAGTAACTGAACCCATTGCAGCAAGATGAATTATAGCATCTATTTTTTCATGATAAACAATAGCTGTTAAAACATCTAACGATCTAATATCAGCTCTAAAGAATTTAAAATTACGCCAATTATTACCAACTTGTTTTTTAATTATGCTAAAAGTTTCTTTATGTGAGTTTGAAAGGTTGTCTATTCCTAGGACTTCATATCTATCATTTAAAAGCTTGATAAGTAGGTTTGATCCGATGAAGCCAGCGCATCCAGTTAGTAGAATTCTCATTTATCAGTACCTCTATAAGATAGATTTAAATCGATGATTAATTTTATAAAGTCTGCTTCACTTTGAAAATCATTACTGTTTAAATAGCCTAGAAACGATTCCATATTTTGAGGAAAACATTTTCCACCATAACCTAATTTGCCATCGGGCCCAGGTACTTGCGTATGATTTTTTAAATCTATGTAGCCAGAAATTCCCATACCTTCCTTTATATTTTCAATATTAGCATCATGGTATTTTGCAATATTATTAAGCATATTAAAATAAGTAACCTTAAGAGCTCCGAAACAGTTATGAGCATACTTAGATAACTCACATTCAAGATTGCTCATTTGAATAATGATTTTATTTGGAAATAAATCGTTAAGGATTTTTGAATCACAAGGTCCACATAATATCGGAAGTCTCTTAGCATCTTCATCCGCAGTTCTTTGCGTGAAAAATTCAGGCATCGAGATCGTACCAAGTTTGTCATTTACACCCATTAGAACGGTTGATCTTATAAAAATATGCTCTGTAATACCTCTAAAACGGTTAACTATACCTTCAAGAGCAGCTATACTCTGGCCATCCATTGATGAAAATACTGGTATACATATAAAGATGGCATCGACGTCTTCGAAATCATCGTTAAAATCTAAAACTGGATCCAAGCACTTAATTTCATGTATAGTATTAAGTTCAAACCATCTCTTTAAAGTAGAGCCAACGAAACCAAGACCTACTATACCAACTTTAAGTTTATTTATTTCTTGCTTAACGTAATTTGTATTAAAATTTTTGTTACTATAGTCTACTCCACATTTTCTACATACTTGGGCTTGATGAGTAAACCAAGGAGCCTGACCTTGGTCTTGGTATATCTGATTTGTAGACATATAATCATTTTGAAATACGTCTTGGTTTATAACAAATAGTAAGTCATCGCAGTTTTTACAGAAAAATTGAGTATTTTTTTTATACAAAATTAAATTTAAAGTAGACGACATTAATAAAACTCCAATATTGACATTTATAGTTCTGATCTTAATTATGTTTAGATATGGAAATCAATGATTTAAATTTTGAAGAAAAAGATACTATCTGTAAGGCTGTTTCGATTTGCTTAACCAATCGTGAGTTTGAAAGATGGCTCGTCGTTAAAAGAAAATTACTTTTGGTGAACAAAAAAGCCAGAATTCAAGAATACTCTCGTACTGCTATCAAAGAAATGCTTGATAAGTTAGAACAGCTTTTGTCTGAATATGATTTTGGTAATAACCCTTGAATTTACTTGACGCTGTAAGTCGCTTTTTAAATAGGCACTTTTTTAGAAATTTCTGTTTAATGATTAATCACTATTTTAATTAAAGAGGCTTTTAATGGATATTAATAAAGTAATTGTTAATAAAGTCGAGTCTAGAGAGACTTTAGATTTAAGTGAATTAAAGGTATTTCAGGGTAAACTTAAAGTTATTTCTAAAGAAAAAATCGATGATCTTAAAGCCTCTTTAGTCAAAAACGGTATAGATTTATGTTTTCATATTTGGAAGGATTCTAAAAACAATAATCAGATACTCGATGGTACGCATAGATTTTATGCTCTTAATTTATTAAGAGACGAAGGCTATTTTATACCACCTTTATCAGTTGTTTATATTATAGCAAAAACTCGTAAAGAGGCAGCGCAAATAATTTTAATTATGAATTCTAGATATGCGAAAATGAATCTAGAGTCGATAAGTGATTTTATGATAGATAACGAGCTAACTGTTTCTGATTTAGATTTTTTAGATATACCAGAATTAAATATGAAAGACTTTAATCTAGATATAGATGATATAAGTGATCTTGAAGATCTTGATTCTGTAGATGAAAACTTTAACTTTACGATTAAATGTAATTCGCATGACGAATTTAAACAAGTACAAGAATATTTCGAAACGTCTGCATCTAAAGTTAAATTTGCAACTATCGAAAGTCGAATTAAATGAAAATAGCTATCGTTGAGACTTCTCTTTTTGTAGAAAATCCAATAGATGCGCATAGTCGAAACTCTAAAGAGATTCATCAGTATTTAAGTCAATTTTATAGTGTAGATTTAATGTGGGGAGATTCTGAGGTAAAGAATTATAAGTACGATATAGTTTTATTTAGTTATTCGAGTTTTTATTTTCAGTATCAGAGATTTGAAGAATTTATAGAAATTAATAAGAATAGTTTAGTCGGTTGGATAACGAATGAATATAATATAACGCCTAACGGATGTTTTGGTAAATATATTAAATTTATGATTAGTAATTTTGAAAAGCATGGCCACTCGTATGGTAAAAAAGTTGACTACTATTTAATGACTAACTTAAATACTCTCTTCGCTCGTAAACGAAATAAGATAGTAGATAAGAAGTACGATCTAATATACTACGGTACGTATCGCACCGATCGCGAGGTCTACTTCAAAAAGTACTTTAGAGACGATCTAATACTATCGACTAGTACTAAGAATAAAAAGAAATTTAAGATACTCGGCTCTAATTGTAAAGTTATAGATAAGCTTAGCTTTAAAAAGTATAGCGAGACTTTAAATCTATTTCGCGCGTCGTTATATATAGAAGACGAATTCACCCACGACTGTTTTAATAATTTAGCAAATCGTTTCTACGAGGCGGTGTTTACTAATACCGCGCTCTTCTACGATAAGAGCTGTAAGAGTACTATCGAGAAGAGCAATTACGTTATAGAAGATTTTTGGTTCGTCTCTAGCTATAACGAAATTATAGATAAGATAAGATCTAAAGAATTCGATATAAAAAAAGAAGAGTTTTTAGTTTACGCAGAAAAACAGGCTCTTCTTGAAAAAGAGACCTGTCTTAGAGAACTATTAGATTTTTTCGAGTTATTAAAGTCTAATATATCTATATAACATCTACGTATTGGCTAATTAAAGATAGTACTTCTTGATAATCTTTCGACTCGAAGGCTCTTTTGGTAAATTCTAGAGACTTTATTAGTTCGTCGTTTGCTTTTAATTCTCTAGAGACGATAGCGATAAGATTAAAGACGTTAGCATTTTCACCTAAAAGTTTAACTTTAATTTTTTCTTTAGACATTTTAGCCTACCTTATTTTTAGATTTAAATTCTTGAACTAGAGGAGAGTTAGTTGGAATTAAGTCTGTCGAGCTACTACAATTCTTACAAAAATGTTTCTGTTTTTTATAACGATTAATAGTATATAGTACACCTGGAACTATTAAAAATATTCCCCATATAAATTGCATAATGAAGGATCCAGCTAACTCCCGACGAGGCTTATCTATCGTACCACATCTTAGACAGAATTTTTCTTTCGACTTAAATTCTGGAGATAGCGCTGTTAAAGGTAGAAAAATTGTGAAGTAAATTAGTAGCAAGTAGAAATAAGTATCTGGTTGCATATATTAGTTCCTTTCTAGTTTAATTACTCTTATAGAATTAACTATAGAGAGTACTTCCATAATTATAGACCAATTTTTAGGCTTTTCTATTCTATCTATAAACATCCTATTAATTTTATACTCGAATAAATTCTTATCTAAATTTCTATTCTCTTGAAAGAACTCGATAACTATTAATTTTTCGTTAATAGTTAATCGAGCGAGTAATTTAAAATAATGCGGATGCTTCTCTAGAATATCTAGAGGATTTTTCATAAATTATACGGCTTTTTCGGCTAGAATTTTTGCTTTATTAATTTCGTCTTCTAGTTTTATTTTTGCGACTAGAATAGCCTCTTTTGCGTCTAGTCTTGCTTTCGCTTTAATTTCTTTTATAATTTTAGCCGCATTTTTCTTACTATTTTTTTCTAGATCTTTTGCTTTTTCTATAGCGATCTCGGCCTCTTCTTTTAGACCTCGCTCCTTAGCTCCAGAAAGAGCCTTTTCGACTTCTTTTATATCGTCTTTAATTTTATTTAAAATACTATCTAATAGCTCTGGCGAGCTGGTAGCGCGCGCTAGATTTAATAGATCTAGCTGTAAGTACGAATAACTAGATCTTAAGTTTACGTTACGATGGTCTTTTAAATATGCTCTAATATAATTACGACGACCATTTTTTAGTTTTATCTCTTCTTTAGATAGATTTTTCGTTTCGATCTCTTTAGTTAGAGATACGAACTCTTTTAGATACTCGTTTGTAGATATATACATTTTATTGTCCTTTCTAGATATTAAGAATTATTTCTTAATAGTTTTTAATTATAAATTTATATTTCTATGATCTTTTAAATATTGTTTTATATAACTCTTACGAGAACTAAGTCTCGATCTAGTTCTTTTATTTAATTTCGACTTAGTTAAAGTTTTTAAGATTCCTAAAAACTCTTTTAAATAAGTATAGTTCGTTATTTTCATATAATTCTCCCTTCTAGTCTCTCTAGACTAATTTCTAGAGAGTATTATTTAATTTAATTAACAAATTTCTTTTATGTCTTCTAACTCTATTTCTAAAATCTCTATTTTAGAGATAACTTTAATATATAGATTATTTATATTAATATTAAATTCTATTCTTGAATTAACGGAAGGACTTATATCGAAATCTTGCATATATTTTTCTAAACCTTTTAATAACTCTTTATTAGAATTTAATTCGTTTTCGATATCTCTTTTTAAGATTTGGTTTCTAGTTAATTCTTTCATTTTAAGTCCCTTCTAGTTTAGATTTTCTTTTAAAACTTATTCGTTCGATCTATTAATAGAATACTATAGACCGAAATTATTGCTAGTTTTTTATACTTTATTTTAATTGTATCTCGTTTTAGTACGTAAATTTTATATAATTAATAGAATAGCTTTTAAAACGAATAGGTTAGCTATTAAAGACGTTTTATTCTTGTCTATATATATAGTAGTAGAGCGAAGTACTTTTAAAACTATCGAGCTATTAGATAGCTTAAGACTATAGTAAACTAATATCTTAACTTTCCATAAATATATATTTCCTTTTTTTATTTAATAAATAGAGGGAGTAAATTTTGAGTGAGCGGATTGGCATAGAAATGTCTACGTCTTTTTCATAGACATTTCTTAACTTAATAAACGTCGGTCGTTTATTTCTCGTTTCGCTATTAGTCTTTATTTAAAGTTTTCGACTAACTATTTCACTAGTTTAATTACGGCCTTGCGCTAAGCCCTTATTCCCTCGGTGCTTAGTAATGGGTTCCTTCGTGTTTTTTTCAACACTTTTGTCCGGTCTTATATTATTCCGGTCTCTTAATAAGTTTTAATCTTAAAAAGTGGGGCCATTCGTCTCGCTCTCAACTACTTTCACGCTCCGTAATTAATTAGTTCAACCGAATTATAAAATTTTCAGGGTTATAAAAAGAAAATAAAAAAACTAGTAGACTTGACTTTAAAGTTGCTCTAGTAGAGCATTTAAGAAAAGTTAGTAGTGGTTTTACTAATATTTTTAGAACCCTGAAGAGTTCTCGCTCTTCGGGTGTTTCGATCTTTAAATAAATATTATTTTTTATAAATAGAATTCTTATCTTTACGCTATAAGTTAAGCGAAATAAATCTGTAGCAATTTTTTTAGGCTTAGTTATAGTCGTTTTTTTAATAGATAAATAATACTAAAATTACTCTATTAAAAATAATAAGATCTTAAAAATTTAAATCTAAACTAGAAGGGATTAATAATGAGTACTTTTAAAAAAGCCGAAAAAAAGAAATCTAAACTAAGACTAGGAATATCAGGGCCATCGGGATCGGGTAAGACTTTTTCAGCCTTAAGAATGGCTAAAGGTATGTGCCTTAAGACCGCGGTTATAGATAGTGAAAAAGGTTCTGCTAGTCTATACGCTGATAAGTTTGATTTTGAGGTACTAGAAATATCACCGCCATATTCTACAGAGAAATATCAAGAAGCTTTAAAGCTAGCTGAAAAAGAGGGTTTCGAGTTAGTAATTATTGATTCGATATCGCATGCTTGGTCAGGAGAAGGTGGATTGCTTAATCAGAAAGAGCAGCTAGACGCCCGTGGTGGTAATTCTTTCGCTAACTGGGCTAAGATGACACCTAAGCAAGAAAAGTTTATTAACGCTATCGTATCGTCGCAATTACACGTTATTGTAACGATGCGATCTAAGCAGGATTATTCTATAAGTGATGATAACGGTAAAAAGAAAATACAAAAAGTTGGTCTCGCACCCGTGCAAAGAGAAGGCTTCGAGTATGAGTTAACAACTGTTTTCGACGTAGCTATGAATCACGAATGCGAAACATCGAAAGATAGAACTAGTTTATTCGTCGATAAGATTTTTAAAATCACCGAGAAAACAGGAGAGACATTAATCGAATGGCTTAATTCTGGAAAAGAATTAATTAATAACGTTCCGCCTACGTTAGCGCCTATTATCAATAAAGAAATTATAGAGAATTTAAGTCCTGTAATTACCGAAGAGGAGATGAATTTAATAAAATTACCTGAAAAAGAAAATTCTTATATAGTTTATTATGAGGAAGATGATAGACAGCCAGCTGGCGATAAGTCTTTAGGTATTTATACTATGGTTGGTGGTAAATATGCAGGACTTACACTTAATAAACTTAAAGAATTAGATCTTAAAAAATATGTTCAACAATGTGAATTTCACGCCTCCGAAACTAAGAGACCTTTACCTCTAGAGGTACAAGAAAATATATTCACTATTAAAAAATATTTAGGAATTAATTAATGTATAATAGCGATGATAAGATTACTAAAAAATTTGTAACTAACTTATATCCTAATACAAAGGTTATAGTTGACGGTTCATGCGAGTTTATTATACAGAAAATAAATTCGCATGGACAAATAGAATTTTCATTTCTTATCAATCGCTCTACGAAAGTCGAGACTTATAAACTTAAAAAAATAGATATAGATGGAAATAAATAACTAATAAAAACTAGAAGGGATAATATGGCTACTCTAAAAACAATACGAGCCGATATACTCGCGCTTGAATCTTTATTAATCGAAAACGATGCTGAAATTAATTCTACTCTCGAAGAGTGGATGAAAATTAACGAGCAAAATCTAGCTGAGAAAATTGATGGATATTATTTGCTAATTTCGCACTTAGAAACAAGTTGCGAGTTTTATAAAGAGCGTGAAAAAGAGGCTTATACTGTACGTAAGACTTATGAAAATCAAATTTCAAGAATGAAAGACAATATCAAATTTACTATGAGCGAACTAGATACTCTAGAATTAAAGGGTAATAACTATCGTTATAAACTCAGTCTTAGTAAACCAAAAGTCGTTATAAACGACGATAGTAAGATACCAAACGAGTATATCGTAGAGACTATAATACGTAACGTAGACAAAGATTTAGTAAAGCACGCATTAGATTTAGGTATAGAGCTAGAAGGCGTATCGTTAGAGCAAACACAATCATTAAGATCTTATTTAAATAAAAAGGAGAATTAAAATGGAGTTGAAGTCAAAGTATAATCTAAATCAATTAATTAAGTATGCAAGAAAAGAAATAAAAGAAGAGCCAACAATTGGAGAGATAACAGAAATACGATTCAATGATCTAGGTATAACTTATATTGTTTGTG